GAAATGGAAACTGAAAAAACAGCTCCTAAAAAAACTATCGAATCAGTAGTTAAAGAAACTTTCTTTTCTGAAATAGAAAAACTAAAAGAAGAGAACGAAACTTTAAAAGCTGAACTAAGCAAATTAAAAGAGGTTAAAGAAACAGAAATTGAGTTAGCTATCGAAGAAGAAGTTAAACCAATTTCTTTTAATCCTGAAAACGAGAACAAAGTTGAGGTTGTTAAAATAGCTTCAAAACGATCTCGCACAATTATGGATTCAGTATTGAATAAAATAAATAAGTAATAATTTAAAAAAACAAAAAAAATGAGTACAACATTCACATCAGTATCTAACGATGTTTTACGTCAAGTAGGCGTAGTTGAAACATTGACAGGTGCAACAACTTTAACTGCTGAGGATAGCGGTAAAGTATTTATTCTTAACGCTGCTGCTGGAGCGCAAATTACACTTCCTGCTGTTGCTGATGGAGCTGGTCAAAGATATCGTTTTGTAGTTGGTGCATTATTTGCAACTACTGCATGGACTATCAAAGCAGCTACAAACAAAATCCAAGGTGGTGTTATCGTGAACAGCGTTAACGTACCAGGGGCAGACGAAAACACGATTACATTTTCAGCTTCAGCTGACACAATCGGTGACTTCGTAGAATTACACGGTGACGGTTCTAACTGGTATGTTTTCGGATTGGGAACTGCTGCTGGAGCAATTACATTAACAGTAGTATAAATAAAATAAAAAATTCATAAAATGAGTACAACACAATCAATTACAACTACTTACGCTGGCGAGTTTGCAGGTAAGTATATTGCAGCTGCTTTATTGTCAGCTCCAACTTTAGAAAAAGGCGGAATTACTATCATGCCTAACGTTAAATACAAGCAAGTTATCAAAAGAGTAGCTACTGACGATATCATTAGAAATGCAACTTGTGATTTTGATCCAACTTCAACTGTAACTTTAACAGAGCGAGTTCTTCAACCTGAATCATTCCAAGTTAACCTACAACTTTGTAAGGCTGACTTTAGAGCTGACTGGGATGCTATCCAAATGGGTTACTCTGCGTTCGATGTATTGCCAAAATCATTCGCTGATTTCTTAATTGCTCACGCTGCTGAGAAAGTTGCTGCTGGAATGGAGACTTCAATTTGGAGAGGTGTTAACGCAACAGCTGGACAATTTGCTGGTATCATGACACAATTAACTACTGATGCTGCTTTGCCTGCTGCTCAAGAAATTGCTGGTACTACTGTTGATGCTACAAACGTTATTGCACAATTAGGTTCTATCGTTGACGCTTTACCTGCTGCTTTGTACGGAAAAGAAGATTTAACTCTTTATGTTTCTAACAACATTTATAGAGCTTATGTTCGTGCATTGGGTGGTTTTGCTGCTGCTGGTGTAGGTGCTAACGGTTACGATAACAAAGGAACAAACCAAGTATTGAATGACCTTTACTTTGATGGAGTTAAGATTTTCTTAGCTAACGGACTTGCTTCTAACACTGCTTTACTTTCTCAAACTTCAAACTTGTTCTTTGCGACATCTCTAATGTCGGATATGAATGAGTGCAAAGTTATTGATATGGGTGACATCGACGGTTCGCAAAATGTACGTGTAGTTATGCGATTTACTGCTGACGCTAAATACGGTTTTGCTTCTGATTTGGTTACTTACGGAATTGTAAATTCAGCTAACTAATCAAACTAAACTATAAGCGAGGGTGGTGAAATATACGCCACCCTTTTTTGTTTAACATTAAAAAAATAAGATATGAGCTGCGATATAGCAAACGGAAGATTAGAAGCGTGCAAGGATGCAATTTCAGGACTTCTAAATATTTACTTTATTAACTACGGTGCTTTAAATTTAGAGGACGTTGTTTATAAAGATACTGGGGCAAATTCAGATGTAATTGATTCATGGCCAGCAGATGCCCGTGTATCTCTTTACAAGTACGAATTAAAAGGCGCAAATGGTTTTGAACAAACTATTCAAACGTCAAGAGACAACGGAACAACGTTTTTTGAGCAGGTTTTGACTGTACAATTAAAAAAACAGGACATTGCTACACATAAGAATGTTAAATTGTTGGCTTACGGACGACCAAGAATCGTTGTTGAAACAAGAGACCACCAATATTTTATGGCTGGTTTAGACCAAGGCTGTGACGTTACTGCTGGAACTGTATCTTCAGGAACTGCAATGGGTGACTTCAACGGATATAACTTAACATTCACAGGAATGGAAAGAATACCTGCTAATTTCTTGGATTGCACAAACGAAACTGAATTATCTGAAATCTTTACTGATGGGGTTAATGATGCTTTAATTGTAAGTAATTAAGATTGCCTTTCCATAAATAGGTTTAAGACCCTGCCTTTTTAGGTGGGGTTTTTTATTTAAGAAACAATTTGAAGTGTTTTAAGTTAATAAAGTATGATAGTTTTAACTACTTCAACAAATGCGCAAACATTTGCTTTAATCCCGCGAAATGCAGACTTCGATACAGTTGAAATAACGGATGACCAAACGAACGAGACAACGGTTATTGAAGAGTGGGAATTTACGGCAGGTGACTACTATTCGACATTGGAGGTTGAGGTTGCCTTAGTTGAAAATCATTTTTATAATTTGGTACTAAAAGACGGAACGAATATCGTTTATCGTGATAGGATATTTTGCACTGATCAACCGATAGTTACTTTCTCGGTTAACAACGGGCAATATACTTCAAATACAACTGCAAATACTTTTATAGTTTATGAGTGATAACATACATATTATTAATTTAAGTTCATACCAAACGCCAGTAATTCAAGAATCTAAAAGAGATAATTGGGTTGAGTTCGGGGAGGACAATAATTACTTTCAATACTTAATTGACAGATACACGTATTCTACGACAAATAACGCAATAATAAACAATATAAGTAGATTAATTTATGGACGTGGTTTAAGTGCGTTAGATGCAAGTAAAAAGCCAAATGAGTACGCTCAAATGATGTCTTTGTTTCATGCTGATTGTGTACGTAAATTAGTAGTCGACAGAAAGATGTTAGGGCAGTGCGCTATTCAAGTTCATTATTCAAAAGACCGTAAAAGAATTTTAAAGGCTTACCATATGCCTGTTAACTTATTACGTGCTGAAAAGTGTAATAAAGACGGTGAAGTAGAGGGTTATTATTATTCTGACAACTGGCAAGATGTTAAAAAATACGCTCCAAAGAGAATACCTGCTTACGGATTTTCAAACGAACAAATAGAAATACTTTTTGTGAAACCTTACACGGTAGGCATGAAGTATTACGCCTATCCTGACTATCAAGGTGCTATTCCTTATGCGAAATTAGAAGAGGAAATTGCAGACTATTTGATTAATGAAGTTCAACATGGATTCAGCGGTACAAAGGTTATAAACTTCAACAATGGTATTCCTACTGAAGAGCAACAAAGTATCATTACAAACAAAGTAAACGCACAATTAACGGGTTCTAAAGGACTGCGAACGATTGTAGCATTTAATGCAAGTGAAACAAGCAAAACAACTGTTGACGATATTCCATTAAACGATGCACCGGAACATTATTCGTATTTAAGTGAGGAGTGTTTACGTAAAATTATGTTAGGGCATAACGTAACAAGTCCGCTTTTATTTGGTATTGCAACGTCAACGGGTTTTAGTTCGAATGCTGATGAACTTAAGAACTCAAGTATTTTATTCGATAATATGGTTATTAAACCTATGCAAGATGAGTTACTCGAAGCATTCGATAGGATATTAGCTTACAACGGTATTTCTTTAAAGCTATTCTTTAAGACTTTACAGCCGTTGGAGTTTATAGATTTAGAAAACGCCCAAACAGAGGAGCAGGTAGCAGAGGAAACTGGCACGGAATTAAGCTCGCAAGGCGATAAAATTGCTCAAGCGTTAATTGATTTAGGCGAAGATGAAAATCCTGACTGGATATTAATAGATGAACACGAAGTTGACTACGATACAGATGACAAAGACAACGAGATATTAAGCAAAGAGCCTAAACAAAGTTTATTGTCAAAGGTTGTTAATTTAGTTTCAACTGGAGACCCTCGACCTAATTTGCGAAGTGGACAAGACGCTGTTATTGATGGTGTTAAATTTTTAACTCGATATGTTTACGCTGGAGAAAGAAAAGAAAACGGACGCGAATTTTGCAAATCTATGATGAGAGCAAATAAACTTTATCGAAAAGAAGATATTATAAAAATGGGAAGTCAGCCAGTTAATGCTGGTTTTGGAATTGATGGAGCTTCGACATATTCAATTTGGTTATATAAAGGCGGTGCAAATTGTCACCACCGTTGGAATAAAAGAGTTTATGCAACGTTTGAGGGTCAAGCTATTGATGTGAACACGGCTAAACAAATTGCTGGGCGTAAAGCAGAAAAATTAGGTTATGTAGTTAAAAATCCAAGTTTGGTAAGTCAAAGACCTATTGATATGCCGAATCAAGGATATTATAGAAAATAAGATGGCAGAGGCATTACTTATAACAAGAGATGATATTGTAAAGTTTACAGCCATGAATGGCAATGTAGACACGGATAACTTTATTCAATGGATAAAGGTCGCTCAAGATATTCACATTCAAACATACTTAGGCACTAAGTTACTGGATAAACTAAAGTCCGAAATTATTTTAGCCTATTCAGGAATACCAACAGCTATTACAATTAGCAACCAAGGAACGGGTTACACTACGGGAACGGCTATAAATACAACAAGCACAGCGGGAACGGGTTTAAAACTAAATATTACGGCGGCTGGTGGTTTAATTACGGTAGCCACAATTAACACGGCTGGAACTGGTTACACGGTAGGAAGTATGGCAACGGTAACGGGCGGCACAAATGGAGCGGTTACAATAAGTTCAATTTACGACATACCTACAAACTATAAAAACCTTTTAGTTACATATATTAAACCGATGCTGATTCATTGGGCTATGGTTGAGTATTTACCCTTTGCAGCGTACACAATCGCTAACAAAGGCGTATTTAAGCATAATAGCGAGAACGCTACAAACGTAGAAAAAGACGAAATCGACTTCTTAATAGAAAAAGAGCGTTCAATAGCTCAACACTACACGGAAAGATTTATTGATTACATGAGTTTTAACCAAGACCTATTTCCTGAATACAACTTAAATTCAAATGGGGATATGTACCCGGACACACAAAACAATTATTTTGGATGGTTCATTTAAAGAAATACAAGCCTAAGGCTGAAAACATTAAAAAATTACAAATTTATTTAAACAAAATAAATGGCGGACGTAAAGATAAGTCAACTAACAG